GATTGGATACTTGGGTACCCATCCCTTCTTGCTATTATAGCCACTCTAATGAAAGGGGAGCCACTATAAATATCCAACGTCACATCAGTTAAACTATAACTAGAACCAGTGAGCCCTGTCACTGTGGTTATGTTAGATATCAGGGTACTCTTATCTTCTTCATAAGCATCAATTACTATTTCATAAGTGGCGGAAGCCTCTTCAGCAACCGCTCCATCCTCCCAAGCTAAGAACGCTCCACCTGTTTCCAACAACCTATTTCTTTGATCCCATTCTAAAAGAACAGGGTAAACAGGGAACCAAGTATCAAGCGGATCAATGAAAGTAGCTGCTCTGAAATTAGCAGGACGGAATGGGCTGAATGCCCTTGATGCCATTGTAATGATATCAGCAGTTGCAGAAGCTAATGGCAAAGTTCCATTTGATGTACTTGGGAGAACTTTAACATTAAGAACTTCTGTTGCTACATATTCAGTTCCATCTGATGCTATATTTTCATCTGTGAATAATAAGTATGCTCCAGAAAGATGTATAACGGGAATAGTATCAAGTACACCTCTTCCAATAGTAATATCACCAGTCACAGTATCAACAGCATCAACACGAACTATTTCATTATCTATTTGTGCCATTGTGCCAAGCACTATTTCATCTAAATCTTCAAACCCCGTCAGTGTTAATGTTGTTCCGAACTTTGACAGCTCTGCGGATAATTGCCCATACGGTGCAAAGTCAAGAAGAGCTGAATCCACATAGCCTGAAGTATCATCTATATGAACTTGAGCATTAATAGCACCTGTTGAACGCCCTGCCGAAGCTACCCAATAACCAACATCGTTGTTATCAGCTAATATAACGTCAGCATCCAATTGAGTTAGAGCAAGTACCATCCCATAATATGGAAGCTCTTGGGAGATTTGTATCGGAACAGCCGTTGGATCAACTTGCACGTCTTCCCAACCAGGTTCCTCGGTTCCAATAATAACAGCGTCAGGCAATGCAAAAATATCTTCAGAAGCATTGATTTTAACTTTGTTATTTCCTGGCCCACCAAATGCGATTTGCTGAACCCTCATTACTACATAGCCTGTATGATAATCTGGCCACACTAATTTAAACACGTCGCCTATATTTAAACCTGACGCTTCGCGATTCGCTTCAATAGTACAGTTAAGCAATGGACTTGAAAATGTCTTAAGGTCACGGGCCGCTGTCTTGCCTGCAATCGTCCCATTCGTGAAACCTGGATATTGTACTGTTGTATTGATCACTGTCCCGTAGGCCTGAATTAACGCAATATCATCCGCGGTTACTGTCCCGTTCTGACCTGTTGCATGATCCCAATATACAACAGTGACACTATTAATCGCTTCGCCTGGGTCCTGTCTATTGTAATCAGATAGCTTTGAAATGTTAGTTGGATCAAGTTCAAGCAATGTACCTTCATCATAATCATCACGGATCAGCTTGAGGGTGAATAGCCCTGTAATTCTATCTACATATAATGTCGCATTGATGTGACGTGCTATTTCCTGAATAAATTCTTCAATGGGCATTTGCTTATCCCATAAAAGACTGATACCCATTGCTTCATTAAGAAGTTGATCTGCTACCAGAGTAAAGGATGTATCATCCATATCTGCTTCTGGATAGCCCATTCCCCATTCTGCATCAGTTAAACATTCCCTGATTATATGAGCAGGATTCATATCAAGATGGCTGTATAAAATACCAGCTAGAACGTCAGTTAGAGCACTATCATCACCGCCAGCAACAACAGGAACCCCATCAGCAGGAGTATTATCCAAGAACTCTGTATAATAAGTATCTTCTAAATCAATATTGAAGCCATAAGCTGTAATATTACTAACTGTCCAAAGATAGGCCGCTGCTTCATCAATGTTCTCTTGTGCAGTCTGACCTCTGTAACTTGCCGCAGGTTCCCCATCAGTGATAACAATTGAAACTCTATCCTTGCTACCAGTAGCATTAAAGAAAGCTTCTATTGGTGCGAAAGCTTTTCCAAAATCTGTCTGTCCTGTAGTGAAGTCTGGATAATCCCTAATATCAATCCAATCAATAATGTCGCTTATGTCTTGCCCAGAGCAACCGAATCTTTCAATGGAAAGTATTTCTTGTCCAAAACCAACGACTTTAATATCAATAGGGGAGTTATCTGGGATGCCTTGCAATGGAGCAAGGGCATTAGTGACGGCTGTTTTCATATTAGCTAAACGACTTAGACCATTACCAGGTTCTATAATACTCATGGAACCCGAATAGTCTAAAGCAAAGTAAAGAGCGACATTTCCTTCTATATAACCAATAGGAGCTGTACCAGGATACCATTGTTCCTCACCGCTCGTTGTAGCATATATTCTTTGAGCACGAAATGCCCATTTCTTAATATAAGGATTAAGACCTAAATAAACTTGTCTAAGAATAGCACTTACGACACCACGATAAGCGGGTATGTCCGTCTGAAGTTGTGCTTGAAGATAGTCATTCTGTAATTGGGTATCCTCACCCATTTCAATATCAACACTTCCAACAATACCACCTTCGCGTTCTTCTCCACCAAACAAACCTTCTTTGTTAATACTAATTTGTCCGCCCGCAGCAAAGCCTTCCCAAGCAATTCTATCATCAACATAAATGGTACTAATATGATCTATAGGCCCATGAGAAAGAACCATGTGCATTCCAAGATAATATTTATAACCTACTGTCTGAGCACTACCGCCGCCCATAAGCTGCCTCCACTACTTGCATCGCTTTTGCATCATTAGTGGCTTCAAGTTCTGTTGATGAAATACCATTTCTAAGAAAGGAACTCCAGTCGATACCATATGTCTTGCAATAAGCTCTAGCTCCATAGGAGCATATTTTAGCACATCGGACATCAGCCATAGTGATTGTAATTGGTTCACGTGCCATTACTTTCCGCCTTTCTTTTTCAAAGCGACAGTCTTAAGGTCGCCGTACCAGACAATATTTGGACCTTTTAAATCACGTGTCCCGAACAGTACAGGGATTTCGCGTCCCTCTTCTGCTGTTGGTACCTGGAATTCGCTTAATCCTGCTGGTGGCCTTGTTTGGGGTTTTGGCATCATGGAATAAACTGCAACCATTGATACTACCCATACGACAAAATAAACCCAAGCCATTTCTTTCTCCTAAACTATTGAAGAACCGCCCATTGGATTCTTATCTGGAATCCATTTAAACCCGCCTTGATTTAATAGATTATTAAATTTATCTCTACAAGTAGCAAGCGTTCTATCACAACCCGGATATAATATAACCCCATGCCCCCCATAAGCAAGACCGTAATCTAAACCATACCCACCAACTCCAACCGAGTTAATTAAGTATCTAGAAGCTCTATTAATTGTTATTTGGTCTCCGACATGGGATAAAATAAGACGGAAGGACCCGTCTGTGAATTCTATTGCACCAGCTGTGAAATACCCATCTGCCTGTAATGCTGCTTCAGGAATCGTAAGAACAAGTGTACTCACTACACTGACTTCCCCATAAGTAGCAAAAGCCGCTCTGTCTAAGTTACACCCGTTTGAATATACTGCATGACGACACGAACGCTGAAACCTGGCTCTTGCTCCTGCACGTTTTAAGGATGTAAATATGGATTCGCATTTGAGATCAATTGTATCATTTTTAATTGTGTGTGAAGCAATTCTACCTTTCCAATAAACAAGAGTATCAACAGCACCAAAATGACCGCGCTTGATTGTAACGGATATAATGTGGTCAGGAGACCAACCCACAAACTGATCAGCAAAAGCGCCTTGGATAGGAAACGTGACAGAGACACCGTTCTTTGACATCTCATTACTTTGTTTTATTTCAGTATGCTTAATTGGAAAAGGATTATAATCCTCAGCAGCATAAGTGATTATTTCTGGGTAGTCAGTATATCTGTATATAGCCCCATTCGAATTGAACTCATATAGGAAATAAGGAGCTCCACCTTCAATTGATACTTCTTGGTCATTATATGCCATTACTCTGGGACCTCCATCACGCTCATTCTAACAGTTGTTTTCTGCCCTGCTAGATGTGCAAATGTAACAGTATCGTTATCAAATCTCATCTTAGGCATACGAGTAATCATTTCAACATCTGCTTTAAGAATATTAGATCCAAAACTTGTTGAAAGATTTGCAACATGCTGTCCGCCACCTTGCGGGTCCCAAGAAGTTATTTCTCCATAATATTGCGTCCCATCGTTCATTGCTATACATATCATACCTAGATAGGCGTTTGAAGCATCTGTATTGGCAAGGACTGTTATTGCAGTATCAGAGGAGCCAATGTCAACATCCAATATGAAGTCACGTGTCCAACGGGGCAGATAAAAAGAACCTTGCTTACCTTTGACCACAAACAACCATTCGCGGAATGCTTTTATTTCAGTATTAGTATCAAAGCTCCATGACACCGTACTCTTGGAAATAGCATAATCGTATTTGGTATCATAATGAATGGGACCTGCTATGTTAGGAAATAAATCAACTTCGCGTTCTTGAATTTCACGCTGCGAGCCAGCAATCACAGATCTGTCCGTCATTACATAGGAACTATTATGAACGGGAAAGCTATGAGCTCCAACATCACCAAAGTTTTTATCGTATTGGAAGGATGCTCTTGCTGTTATGTAATCAGCTGAAGATTTCCCAATTCCAAGCGGACCTGTCATCTTACATAAGAAACAAGGCGCAATGAACGCTCTGGAGTAACCAATAGTCACATAAGGGCTAACTAAATCAAGCTGTCCAGCCTGTACTGCTGCAATCTCTACTATTTCATATGTATTGTCGTCCCCTATGATAAAAACGTGGGCAGCGGCCTTATAGCGAAGATTTGTTGTGTCAACTGTAATGCTAGTTGCACTTGATACAATTGCACCAACATATTCACCTTCTGTCCAAATAGGAAGATAGATATCTTGATCCATGTTTTGACGTGCAAGCAATGTCGCAGCTTCAGCAACTCCTTCAGTAAACTGATATTCATAATCAAATGCTGTTCTAGGTAAGTTGCGGAGGCTAATCCGTTGTTCTGCTGCTTTGCATCTTATTAGATCTGTTTGCCAGGAAAGAGCTTCGCTAACTTTACCCTGAGGAGGGAAAGGCCATATTTCTGCCATTAGGCTGCTCCTAGAGCACGAATCGTTTCTGGGTTGTTTCTAATAGTATTCATTATTAGTTCTTCCCCATCTCCGGAACCCAAGTAATCAGCCATTACAGATGGATCAATTGTATTGACAATTCTAATATTGTTTTGTGGAGCTGGAGCTTCAGCACCTTGCCCACCTTTACGAAATGCTTCAGCAGTCTCTTTTCTACTTGTTACATTTGCGGGTCCCTGTACGAGCTCCGGTCCAAATTCACCAACAAGACCTACTTTACCATAAGGAATTGCACCACCTGTATCATAAGCTCCAGCATAATCTGTTCCGCTGATTGTACTAATGATTCCGGATGTAGCTGATATCACTTGTGTTATTGCTGCAAGGTTAGCAGGAAACGGAGTTGCCGCTGCCGCTGCAATACCTTGTTGAATCTTAACTACAGCATCCGCAATCGCAAAAGCTTTACTGGCTGCGAACATTACCTTATAGGTTTTACTTTGTTCACCAGCGAATTCTTTAGCAAGACCAGCGAGCCCGTCAAACAGTAATTCTCCACCTTGGAGGATACTTGACAACCTTGCGTTCTCTAAATTTGCAAGTTTCTCGTTTCGTTGCTCGGTTAATTCTAATTCTAACTCTGTTCTTTGTTCCTCAGTAAGAGAAACATTTTCCATTATTAAAGCCTTTCTGGCTTCATAGAACTCATTTATTTGTTCTAACTGTTCTTCATAAGTATCAACAGCACCAAGATTTCCAACAGCTTGCTCAGCAAACTCTGCATCAAGCCTTGCTTTAAGTTCTGCCTGTTGTATAGAACCTTGTTCAGTATTTGTAAGAATTATTGCAAGACGCCTATCATAGCTTTCTTGTATAACTTCTTCTTCTGTTCTTAAACTGGCTTGTAGACGTGTGAACTCAACTGCTTTTTCTTCAGCAATACTTTTGGCAAGTCGTTCTTCTTCTTTAGCAATTTCAATATCAACAAGTGCCTGGTCGCTTAATTGTTTCTTAGCTGTGAGTTGATCTGCGAGTGACTGTAATCTGTCCCCTTCTCCTTGATTAGCAACATCTATGAAGCCGTTCTCTAAAGAGATTCTTGTTTGCTGAGCTATTGTCAAGTCACCAAATAATGCAAGCTCCTGTTCAAGGGCTGCGATTCTTTTAGCTCCACCTGATTCTTTAACCTCAGTGACACTTGCTATATCGGGAACAGCAAGATCAGGATTCTCAAGAGGCTTGAACGTGATATCCTTTGCTTTCTCTTCTATTGTTTCTAACTTGTCAATTACTTCATCAGTCTGCTCTATATAATAATCACCAACTTCTGGAAAGGGTATTTCAGTACCTTCCGTCGCAGCATTAATTTTTATTTTAAGAGTCTCTATTTCCTGTTCTATTTCTTCGTCGTCTATTTGGAACCCAAACTTACCTGGAATAAGAAAGGTGCGACTCAATGCGCTGGTTCCCTGTAGATCCTGAATAGATTGCAAGTCCTCATATAAGCCATTGAGCTCTGTACCGGGTCCGTGAATGAGGGAAGCAAAGCTTCTACCCATCTGATCTGTTGCAAGAGCAATCTCACCAGCAGCTTGAATGAATGCAGCTCCTAAATTAATACCGCCATTGATAAGAAGCTGAATACCCTTTTGAGTATTCGGATCATTTAATGTATCACGCAAGTCTTTGACGGAATCTGTAAGCTTACCAACGTCACCTTGCGTTACAATGTTATTCAGATCATTCTTTAATAACTGAACCTGAGAAGAGAAACTTTCTGTTGCGGCTGCGACTTCGTTATTTAAAGCAATGTTGTCTTCGTAACCTTTCTTACCTGTTTCTAGCGCATCAGTAAGAACGTCTGATCGTGTGGCCAGTGTTCCAAATACAGCAGAAGCCCGAACACCTGTTAAACCCATTGCAGTCATTGCAGCATTAACATCACCGCCTGATCTCTGGATACGTCCAAGGCCTTGTACAAAATCATCAAATACTTCTGTACTTTTACCCCCAAGAAATTCCTCCCTTAAAGTCTCACCTGTCTTTCCAGTGATTTCTTGTAAGATTGCTAATTCTTGACCTCCGCCTCTAATTGCGGAATTGATTTTTTGGAATGCGAGCCCTACTTGTGTTCCACCTGCCTCAGCCTCAATACCTACAGCAGCAAGGGCCGTTCCTATGGATAATACTTCGTCAGCAGTAGTACCAAACTGAGCTGTACCCTGTGCAACTCTTGTCGCGGAACCTGCTATCTCCGCTTCAGTAGCAGCAAAGTTATTTCCAAGTGAAACAATAGATGCACCTAAGCGATCAACTTCACTAATTGCTGTTCCTGTAACAGTAAGAATTCTTGCGAAAGAAGTAGCAGCGTCTTCACCAGCCAAGTTAGTTGCGATTCCAAGTTTACCAACTGTTTCTGTAAAACGAGCAATATTTTCAGTACCATTGATACCTAATTGACCTGCACTCTGGGCAAGAGCAAGAAGCTGAGTGCTGGCCACAGGTACTCTACCAGCAATATCACGAATGGAATCTGCAAGCTGATCCAGTTCTTTTCCTGCGATCCCTGTTGTTTTACTAACACCTATAAGACCTGATTCAAATTCAGCAATTGCGCCAATGGCCTTTTTAAGTAAAGCAATGCCACCAACTGCCGCAAAGGCAACAGCGACAGACTTACCAAAGCCTCTCATTGAGCTGGTTGCTTTCTTTGAGGAGTCAGTTAATCCGTCAGTAGCTTTCTCGGCTCTTTTACCTGCGGTGGTAAGTTTATCAAGTTTCCTTTCAGCATTTTCTACTTCTAGGGATTCAACTCTAATTTGAAGTTTAGCTAAGTCAGTCACTTATAGTTCTCCAGTAAATACGGTCGAGGGTTTTAAGTACCCCGACTTCCCATATCTTAGGTGAAGTTTGAGTTAATAAAGCCCAGTTTTGCATTTCAGTAAAAGTAATCTTTCCTTCTACCCTTATTTCCAAATACCAATCATAAATGTAACGAAAGTCCTCTGGAAAATCAGGTTGTGCTTCAAGACCTGCTGGCTTCTTACCTAACGTCTTCCATACTTGCTTCAGGTGATCCCTGATTGGGATTTTTGAACCTGCTGGTCTTTTTTGGAGCTTGATTTCTTCCTCGAACCAGCGGTAGAGGGCTTTAACTTTTTTGCGAAGAAAACAGACCTCCTTGCTGCAAATGAATTCACTTGCTCTCTTATTTGAGGAGCTTCAGTGAGAAAACTAACCACAGCTTCGTGTGTCAGTTCCTGAGGGAAAGACCAGTCAGCAACTAACGAAGCAATGCAGTCGATTTCAACTTCACTGATTTTTTCTTCCCTAGTATTATCATCGGGAAGGGCAAGTAATTCAACCACCCTTTGTTTGCTCTTAGTTTCAGTTC